TTACCCTTACCAAACAAACTTGTTAAAATGCTTATAGACTTATGGTTCTCACTTTTTCTTACATGCTCTAATTGGGCCACCAGCAAGGCCCAATCGTTGGTTTCTAATTCTTCCGGATTTTCGATTTTAAAATAATAGCGAAGCTGGCCATTAAGCTGAAGGAGAGGGTTTTTATTAACCCTCTCCGTCGCTTCGCTTAAAGCTTTTTTACTTCTACATTAAAATAATTGGTTAACTCGTCCAACTTCTTCATCAATGGAATGAAGTAGTCCTCGTTGTCAATCAATTCTGGGTCGCCAGCAATAAAGCAATTTCGAGCCAGGGTGTAGTAGTATTGTGTAGAGTCTTTCTGCGCCTGTGCTGCGGTTAGAATCTTAATACTGGGATTCCGGAACCAGCCTTGTTTGTCCCCAACAGTATAGTGAAACAATTTGTGCTTTTGAATAAGCTCATCAATCTGCTCTTGGGTAAGGCTTTTAGGTTTATTTTCAGTCATGATTAAACGTTGTAGTTAATTTTTCCAATAATCAAAGGCAATTCAATTTCCATGTTTGCATCACCTTGCTTCATTCCCTTTTCAAAGTCTCCAATTCGGCAAAATGTCAACTCATCGGTTGTAATTGCTCCGCCTTCAGGAGCATAAGCCACTGTTACAGTAAATGGCGCAAGGTCTGTTAAGTCTTTACCTTTTGGCAGTTTGGCTTGCAGTGCCTCTAATTCACTTTGATTAATTGTAACAGAGCCGTTGTAGTCTTTTTTTGCCGCGACCCATAGCCACTGGCTCAGAACCTCTGCCGTAAATATTTTTGTGCTCTTTGCTCGATTTGTACTTTACAGCAACAAATCCTACCAGCAATTTTCCTGCAAGGGTTGCAGAAATATCCTCCCAGGAATATTCAAATCCGTTTATCATGGTTTTATTGGTTTAATGAGGTTGCATATCCTAATTCAACTTCAACTGCATCAGTCATTCCTTTGGGCACAATACTGAGTTTAATTGCTACCTTGTTGGTGGTTACCACATCCTGATTCGGGTCGGCAACTGCCCTTACCCCGCTAATTTCTTTAACCCCGGTAGTGTTGTTAATCTGCGGGTTAGTAATCATTTGAGTTTGGATGGAAAGTTCAACTTTGCTTTGGAACTGCTTAATTACAGAAGCATCCAACTTGCCTGTCTCCGGATTCAATTCCGGGTCATCAAGCAACTCATCAATATAAGTGCTATTGGTAATGCGCACTGCTTTGTCAATGGGCCTGCAGCGGCTAATACGGTTATAATCACTTGTGCGCGGGCAAGCGCAAAAATCATTATTAAAATAGGCTCCTGATTTGCCCTGAATGGTTCGAAACAGGATATAGTTGCGATCTGTCAAAACGCCCAGCTGTGTATCGGTAAAGTTTACCGTTGTAGCTGTTTTAAGTGGAGAGCCATTGCTCAGTCCTGGATTTGCAATTGAAAGCCTTGGGCCATCAAGTACCCTTCCAATGTTTCGTTGCACCTGAATTGAAGCTGCCCGGCCCAATAACACTCCCACACTGGCATACTTTGCTGCATGTGCATTTGCCGTAGCGTAAGCAGTATCTTGGCCAATCATTACGCTGATAAAAGGAGCATTGGTTGTTGCTTCAGAAGCAAGGTCTTTCACACTGGCCACTGTTCCCTGGAAGTCTCGGCCCTCAATAAACAACTGAACCGGCATTCCTTTTGAGAACAAGTCCGCTCTTAATGCCTTCCCATTTGTTACTGCAGACCAAATATCGTCATCAAATTGGTCGGAATAGGTTGCGGTATATCCGGTTTGGGGTACTCGGCTAATTGCAATCATTTTAATCCGGCCTGCGCTTACGTTCATTAGTTTGGGGGCATAGACACCATCTTTGTCAAACATGGTTGCCATGCTTATCGTTTTGGCGGCAACAATTACCCAAAGCTCTGCTCCTGTGCCTGCTTCGGCATAAAAATCCTTAATTTGCTTGTAGGCAATACAGGTATTCGTTGTATCGTATGCAGAATTAATACCTTTTGCTTCAACCTCTGCCAAGGAGAAGAAGGGCCCTATTACATCGCCAAGAGCAAACTGCCCGGCCACCGCCACTCCGGAAACAATTAATCCGGATACTCCGTCCAATTGGGCTGCTAATTGCCCTAAACCATTGGTGCTTAAACCAATTATTACTTTGCTTAATCCGCTCATTTTCTGAATTGTATTAGTATTATGATTATTAATGCCAGGGCAGCTCCAGCCAAAAACCAGTTTATTTGGAAAGAACCAGTCTTTTGGGTTGAAACTTTTTCGGTTTTTGAATCCGAACTTTTTAATGTGCTATCCCCTGAATGTTGCTTTTGAAACAGGTTTAAAACCTCCGGACTCGACTCCTGGATTACAAGTTTGTTATTCCCCGCACTACTAACTTTAAGCTGTTTTTGGCCAGATTTTAAAGCAGTTTTAAAGGGCTTTACACTTCCGGTTGAATCTACTATCAATTCAAATTCAATTGTTGATTCAGAAGCCGGAAAAACATAAACACTGTCCTTTTTTTCAATTGATTTATGAACAAAAAGGCTATCTGAATTTTCCTTCAGCTTTGTTACTTGAGTTGGAGCTTTACAGCCAAACGCAAGCAGTAAGAACAGTACCAGGAATAATTTACCCATTTTTGAAATGATTAGAAATTGAATAAATGTTTCTGATTCTCCGCTTCAGGGAAAAAACGCCGACACCTTCTCTACTCATACCATTGTTGGTATTTCCTTCCACAGTTACAACATATCCGCCGCGCCTATCCTCAATAAAAAAAATGTGGCCAATTCTTTTAAGCTTAGCAAAATAGATGCTCCCGCAATTTGCCCTAAATCCGGCCAGTTTATCAAAACTTCGCTCACCATCGCGCTGGGTCCAAACCAAAAAGGGCTTTCTAAACCAACTTGCCGCCATTGCATTTCCATGCACCGGAAGCTTGTTTTGAGCAAAGCTCCAGGCTACAAAGCTTGCGCACCATGCATCACCTTTTTTATTTCCGGTTACCTTTTGATAGGCCTCCACCATGGGGCCGTCATTGTTACCGGTTAGCTCAGTAACTCCAATTTGGGAAAGGTAAGTAAGGGCAACGCTATCCCTAAGAGAACTAGATTTTAGTGAGGTTGCAAAAGAGCAAACACTATAAAGTAGCACAAATAGCAGGCTACCACCACGCAAAATTTTTGCCATACAGATAAATAATTAAAATCGGTTTTGAATTGAGTTAGTGAATAGCCAAAGAATAAAAACAGGTTAATGGCTAAACCTATTTGAGCCAACAAATTGCCCACCATGAGTTTAAAGGCGGCAACGAAAATGTCCTGCACCTGGTTCATCCCCCACAAATCTTCAAGTGGGTTAAGCCACCTTGCCACCAAGGTCATGCATAAAAGCATGACTCCGGCAGCAGGAATACTCCAAATAGCATCCCAGGTGATAAGAAGAGATTTGAACTTTTTAGCCATTTTAGTTCAAAAGGTTGGTGGCAACATGGTTAAAGGTTGTTCCATCAAAATAGTACCTCATGATGTACGACTTGTTTGCAGTCAACACCTGGGCATTTCCTGTAAGACCGGTACCGTGGGTAAGGGTTCGGTTTGTGCCATCCACACTGGTTTTGATTGTAAGATTTGCGCCTGCTCTTAAGCCTGCACCAATGGTAAGGTTTAAGGTTGCATTGGCTGTAAGCTGGGCAATAGGAAGCACCGTTTCTTGGTTTTGAATGGTAACCGCAATTGGCGAGGCGCTTGCTACCTGGGCTTTCACATCTGCATCAGCAAATGGATAAGAAACAACTTGATCTGTCATATTTGAATTTTAAGATGGTTTGACTTGACCTGGAATTACTCAATTGAACTCAACTTGGATTCTATCAATGCAATCAAATCCTTGTTGGTTGCATCCTTCTGGAACTCAATTTCAAGGGCAGTAGCTTTAGCAATAAGTTCTGCCTTATTCATTTTACCAAGTGGCTTTTCAGAGGCTGATTCCGGAGTTGATTCCGGTTTTGGGTTCAAAGACTCCTCACGGGTTATAGTGAAATACTCCAGGTTATTTTCTTTGCAATGGCCAATAACCGCACCCATATTGTTTGGCTGATTCAAAAAGAATTGCCCGTCCTCAATACCAATAATATCTTGAATTTCAGGTTTGCGCTCAAAAATTTGAGCTGCACGTTTGGCCAATTCTTCGCGCGTACTTTTTTCCATTTTTGTTTAATAATTGTTAATGCTTCTCAATGCCCCAAGCCCGTCCCGGCTATACAGCCAGGTACGGGTTTCCTGTTTTTGCGGGGCATTTTTTACGCGGTGGCTTGTACAATGGCAATTACTCCAGCTCCATTAGCTCTGCGCTTTCTTCCTCCCATTCTGCATAGGAATGAATAAATATCGCCGTAGTACAATGGATTACCCTGGTCATCAAAGGCGTTTACTTCGCCCATAGCGCGTGCTACCTGATTTTGTTGGTAAATCAGGCTAGCAAAATTGTCGTCTGCAGCTGCAACTGCATCTGGAAGTTTTGCAACTGGGGTGCCAGCATTGTTGTAAGTCAAAACATCAGAACGCTCCATGATTTCAAAACCAAACAATCTTTCAATCACGCCATTTTTCATATCCAACTCACGAGCATAATCCCTTTTCAGCAAGTCAGAATCGCTTTGCAACTGGTCAAAATGTTCTGAGTTCAAAACTGCAATTCGGTTCTCCTTTGGAATATTTAATTTGTTCATTCTGTAACGGGCAGCCTTCAAATCTTCCTTGGTAAAGATTTTTCTGTTACCGGTTTGGTCACCAACGGGGCCAGTTGCACCACCGGAAGTTCTGATAATATTTGCGGCCCCTTCAGCTCTCCAATTGTAAAGCATCCAATTGCTAATAACCTCACGCAGTGTTTCCATGTCCTCTGCCAATACATTGGCAATTTTATCGTAACTCAACTCAACCATTTCGGCATTGGTTATCAGTACCGGTTGGGTTGTAAACTCATCCAAGGCATAGGTAATATCTGTGTCGCTTCGTTGTATAATGCTTGCAGGAAGCTGCACCCTGTTTTTGGTAACCTGTCGTTTTGCACCTGCTTGTGGAACGTGTACCACAACTCCGTTAAGTACATTATCGCTCTCGTTAAAACTTCTATTTATGAAGCTATTGTCCTTAAACAAGTTTTCAATAATGTAGTTAACCCAAATCTCCCTTTGAATGGCGTTTAAACTGCCTTCTGGTAATTTAAATTGGTAACCGGTTACCAGGTAAACCGCACCCACAACTAGGTTAATCCCTAGGTCAACTTTTACCAAAGTGGTAAAAGCTTCCTTAACTGGAACGTTACTGGCCTCTGCCAGAACCGGAGAAAACACCATGCATGCCAGTACGCTGAACAGCAATGCGGTAATAAAGCGAATTTGATTTTTCATTGGTATGTTTTTAATTTTTGATTTGCTCTTTAATGAACTTGTAGATGGTAATAAGACCAACAATCACAGCAACCCATCCGCTACAAACCTTTATTACCTCATTCATGGTAGACAGCCATGCTATGGTAGAAAAAGTGCCTGTAGCAACCGTGGCCCCCAAGTAGTTTAATGTGTCGTTGTTCATTGTTGGTCTCAATTGATTTGTTTGATTGGATTCTTGCTTATGCTTTAGGGGCTACCTTAAATTTCTCTTTGTACAATTCAGCATACCTGTCTGGGTCGCTCATTTTTAAATCGGCCAGCTTGCCAGATTTATGGAATTCATCCCAACCCCAGTCTTTGGTTTTATCGCTTGAGCCAGCAGCTCCGGAACCAGCAGCCCTGTCGCTCAATCCAACAAATGGCTTTTTGGCATCCAACAGCTTTTTGGTTGTGTCGTAATTGGCGTCGGCCAGTGCGATATAATCCTCCCGTTCTGCTGGCAAAATTTTGTTGGCAGAAATTGCACCGTCTACCAGGGCAACTGATTTGTTTTTTTCAGCATCCTTAAGCTTTTGTAACAGCGTTTTGTTGGCATCGGCCAACTCAAGGTTTTTTTCGGCTAGTGCGTTTACTGCCAATAATACTTCATCTTCGGTAGCGGTATCTGCCAACTGAAGTGTTTTTGCGAAAAGTTTG